AAGAACTTCAATATGAATTTTAGAATCTTTAACTAATGTGTTAGCACTAGCATTTAATTTGAATAAATTCTTACCACCTGTTAGTTGATTAGGAAATTCTGTAATGTTAAAATAATTGTCCGAATTAACTGTTCGATCAATTAGTGATATACCTAAGTCTTTAAGACCTACATAATCAGCTCTTTTTCTTAAACGACCTAGATTCCATGTTCCTGCCGGCATATAACTTACCCTTTATTTTATAATAAATATCAGGTATGCTAGATTCTATTAGGTAAAATTAATTTCAGAGTAACCGTTCACTTTTTTAATTTCCACCAACTTATCTACTATATCTCTCATTGCATCAATATGAGAAATACACATTAAGAAACCAAATTGTGATTTAAGATAATCAAATAATAAAAACATTGAATTTAGATTGTCAGAATCTAAAACACCAAATCCTTCATCTATTGCTAAAAAGTTCGGTCTAGGTAAATTTGATACATTAATTAATGATGTTCTTATTGCCAATGATGAAATAAATTTTTCCATCCCAGATGTTAATTCTAATGGCCAATAATTGTCATCATCATAAACTATATGAGCATTTATATTTTTACCATCTGTGTGTAAAACAATTGTAAATTCAACTATTTGATTAAGAATATTATTTATTTCAGATTCAATTTGAGGTAATGCTTTTGTTATCAAATGATAAGGAACCCCATCTCTATTAACAGCTTTTTGATAATATTCATATCCAGAATATTGTTGTTCAAGTTCTTTCAATCTATCAATACCTCCTTGTGCATCTGATCTTGTTTTTTCGGCCATTTTTAATTTACCGGATAGAGTCAATAGTTTAGAATCTAACTGTCCTAACTCTAAACTAACTGTAGATATTTCGTCACGAATTTCTTGTATTTCAGAATTTTTAATTTTATTGAATGCAATATTATCTCTTTGTTTTTGAGATTTAGTTAATTCTTTTCTTTTATCTTTTATTTCAGTTAATATCGATTCTACATCCCATTTAGTACCTTGTAAACTATGTTCCATTGTTACTAATGTCTTATCATAATTCATTAGTAATGATTCTAATGCACCAACCGCGTCTAACTTTTCTTTAGGTTTAGTTTCATTAATAGTTACAATATTAGATTCTATTTCTTGAAGATGTGTTATAATACCAAACTCTTCTTCCTTTAATTTTGGTAATAAATCTGCTACTTCTTTTGTTTCTTTTAACCATGGGTTTGCCATACAGAAACTACAATCTTCATCCCATTCATGTTTATCCAATTTAGAAACCATTTTTTCAGCATGTTGAATTTTTAACTGTTTCATTTTTAATTCATGTCCTAGTCCATTTTGTTCAGCATCCAACCCTGTCAATTCGTTTAATAAATTTTCCAATTTTGCTTTATCAATTTTATCAATCTTTTGATTAGTTTCTTTAATTAGTTTCTTTTGATTCTTAATCAAATCTTTTTGCTGATCTCTATCTAATCTAGTGTTTCCTAAACGATCATTCAATTGAGTTATTTCATATAATATATCATCCGGATCATCTAATGTTTCGTCTACCCTTTTTAATTCTTTGGTCATATTAAAAATGATATCGTTAAGATTAGTTTTCATTTCTTCATGTTCTGACTTATCCAACTTCATTTGTTCATATGAACCAGTATATTGAGTAATTATATCATTGGCGGCTGCTAGATCTGTTGAAAAATCTTTTCTCTTATATTCTCTAATTAATGCAGCAGTTTCTCTAATATCTTCATGTCCTATACTATATAGTTGTTCAAATATATCAATGTCTAAAAACTGTGATAATAGTTCTTTTCTTTCTCTTTGACTCTTATCTATGAATCCAGTATTATTATTTTGTAATGATAATGCGGTTAAAACAAAGTCATCATATGATCCTAAATACTGTTGAATTATTTTATTTGTAGAATCTCTTTGATCGCCATTTAAACTTTCGTGATTGCCAGAATCATCTATTCTCCAAAAATTGACATTTACCTTTACGTGGCCATTATTATGTTTACGAGCATTACGTTCAATAAAATATTTGTATTTACCTAATTCAAATTCAAACTTACAATGAAATCTAGATTTTTTATTATTGAGTACATGTTTTGCATATTTAGTACGACTACATTTATCAAAACAACAAAATGATAAGGCATCTAATAATGTCGATTTTCCAGATGCATTTGGAGCAAATAATCCATACAACCCACTCATGTTTGTAAAATCAATTAAATTATTATCTCCATAACTAAACATGTTTGAAAATTCAAATTTCTTTGGTTGCCATGTTATATTTCTAGTCAATGTACTTGTCGGTAATTTACTATGTACAGTTCTATTAATATGTCTTACTGTATCTAATAAATTATCGTCTAATGCATATTCATCTGATAGATATTCTGTGATAACTTTATTCTGCCATTCAACATCTCGTATATTTCCAAAATTAATTTTTTTCTTAGAATCGGTAGTATTTAATGCATTTATTTTCTGAATTGAAATGTCTTGAACTTTATATTCAGATTTTATTTTTGCAACAATTTCTTTAAGAGTTGCAGAATCAGTATCTTTTACCTTTAATCTCAATCTAGGACGAATTGGTATTTTATCACTTGGGTTCAAAATTTTACCATCTTCTACATGATATGTATAATATCCATAATCATTTGGTATTTCTACAAATTTACATTTCTTTGTTTCTAAGTCCCATACCATAATACCATGTCCTAAAGATTCGCCATGATTTTGTTGGATCAATGATCCAGCATAAGCAATCGTATGATCATCGTCTAAATATTGTGGTTTATGAATATCTCCTAATAGTACTAAATCATGTCCTTCAAATATTTTTGTTGTAACATGTGTGTTGCTTAAAGTAAATCCAGCGTCGGTTGATGCGTTATGAACCGAACCGTGATGTAATGCTATTTTATAATCCCCTTCAAAACTATCTGCTCTTACATAATCTACTGGCTTATCGAACACTGATAATACGTTAAAGTGTACTCCGGATATCAAATATATACCATTGTCTTTAAGGTAATGTAGCCTTGGATGATTTAAGGCTTTAACGATTGGACTAAGGGCGTCCATTCTATGACTATTGTTTAGATTGCAATCATGATTACCTGTAATTATTAATGTAGGAGCTAAATCTGATAGTTTTCTAAAGAAATCTGATACTACTGCTACTAGTTCTGGGGACATATCTGTTTTAGCATGAACAATATCACCTGCCACATATATCACAGAATTATCTGTCTTTGTTTTCTTAATATAAGAATATAATCTTTTAAATACTAATTGATATTCTTTATGTCGTTTTACATTTCTAACATGTACATCTGCTATATGATAGATTTTATCTATCTTCTCAATCCCAATATCTATAGTGCGCATAAAATCTTTTGTTCCATTAACTCTGTTTCATTCATTATATGTGTTTCATGTAACACATTTGTTATTTTTTCAAACCCTAAATCACTAGGATCTTTTCCTGTTATATCTACAAAATACACGTTCAATCCATTTGACATAAAATATTCAGCCGTTTCTAATGCTTGTTTACGTGCATCTAAATCTAAACATATGTATATATCTTTTACTCCTTTTTCTACTATTCTTTTCTTTAACGTATTTGATATCGTTTTTCCGAATAATGGAATACAATTGCGTTTTATTGCAATAGCATCAAATGCTCCTTCAACTAATATAATAGGCATTTTCCAATTTATATGTAATTCAAATCCTACTATGTCTTTAGATGCAGGAGGATTTTTGTGTTTAAACTTATCTTCAGTATAATATGCACGTGCTACAAAATAATTCAAACTACCATTAGCGTCATAACTAGGAATAATAATTTTACCTTTATAAGGACCTTTTCTACAATATCCAATTCTATATTTTAAAATGTCATGAATAGTAATATTTCTGCCTTTCAAATAATGAACCGCATTTCTATATTCAGGACTCATTTCTTGTAACTTCCATAATGGTCTATATCCTTCTGGTAACTGTAATACTGGAGTATCTGTAGTTGTTTTGTTTGGCTTCCATTCTACATCATCTAATAAATCAACTAGTTTAGCTATCTTCTCTCGTTGAACATTTAATTTACGAAATAAAACAGCTAACTTTCTGCCGGCTGCATTACATACCCAACAATGCCAATATTGAGTGACAATATTAATTTCCATCTTCTTTTTGTTATGATGACAAAATGGACAATGAAACGCGATATTATCATTAGAATTAATCTTCCCTCTACCCATTACAGATTCAAGAAGACTTATGACAGAGAATTTGCTCATTTGCGAATTAATTAATTATATACTTCATTATCATTTCAATACTTTCAATAATAATGTTTTCTTAAAGATAAACTTTAATAAAAATTTTATTAATATGAATATATTAAAAAGATCTCGTAAGCTCAAGTTTTTTGACGGCTTTTTTACTCACTCAACCAACTTTCCGGTATAGTCTTTTCTGCCCATAAAATATCATGTTTATCACAATACATTCCATAAGTTGTTTTACTACCCTTTCTAATTTTTGTATTTGCTGACTGAAACACCATTCTTATATCTAGTTCTGGGTGTTGTTTCTTAATTAGTAAATGTTTCTTACGATCTTCTAATACCCATCTACCTTTTGTTTCAACTAGGATACCATTTGGTAATGTGAAATCAATTGTATATGTATGATGTGTTTCTGGTTTGATATATTCAATAACTGTAGTTTCGTATTCAAATTTAGTTTTTGATTCTGTTAATTGATCTGCAACTTTATGTTCAAAGCCGCTTCTGTAACCATGTTTTATTGCGTTCTTACGAACTTTGGATTTTGATCTCCATGCCATAACTTGTTCCTCTTTTATATAAATATTAGTAGTCCCAACGAACCACGAAATTCATATCAACATCTGGTGTTTTTTGTATCGGCTGAGCTAATTTTGCAGAGGCTATCATTTCGGCTTTGTCATTATATAGACCTATTGTCGTAATATAAGGCTTCAATGTTCCAGATACAAATAATCCTTTACGTAACTCACCCGGTGGCAATGTTGTTTGATTTGCGTCGCAAACATCCCCATCTGTTATAGGCCTATAAGTTGAAGTAGGATTCATCGTAACATTGAATTGGTCTTTTGGTACACGGACCAAACATTCATTTTCATAAATAGTATGAGTACCACGATATTTAACTTCCCATGTATTACCAAATATACCTGAACCTGAATTATATTTAGGTAATGGAGAAGATACAACTGCTTGTCCATTTTTATAAAATACATTACCTACTACATTAGTTTGATAACATGAAGCAGATAAATAATGTTTGTTTGCTAAAGATGCGATACCGACATTATTAACAGCATAATCATACATTCTTATCTCTGCTAAATATTGTTCTCCAGCGTCTCTTCTTTCACTATTTGTAGAACCTAATACAATATCAGCGGTATTAGAAGTAAAATCTGGCAATGTGCCTGTTGTTCCTCCTGATCCGGTTATACCATTTGCGAAAATTTCTAATTTGGAAGCAGAGTTTCTAACACATATGTGTTGCCACTGCTGATCTAACATATCAACATCACCGGTAGTTACCATTGTTGCTTTTTTGCCATCACATGCTATAAATCTAAACTCGCCCGTAGCTCCATCTTGATTCATTGATACAATATGCATTGGAGTACGTATACCATTATCTTCAAAATCAGCTGCTGTTACTAACGAAATGTCTGAATCCTGTGTTGGATTATTATTAATGACACGTAACTTACGTTTTCCATCTGTTTTATCTAGAAATGTCTCTTGTTGCATTCCCCATTTAGATATTGATGTGATATCAATTTGATCATCTACCTTATGCCAATATGATATTGTCCAATCATCACAACGACCGAACCTATCAAATTTATTATCATGTGGTATTCTAATATTTGCTCCCGTTTGAGTAAAGTTAGCTGATAAGCCAGATGGAGTAGCATTGACATTACTGCTGGTAACTTCAATACCGGGTGTTACAGATACTACCTTCGTTATTATTGCAGACTTTTCTACTTTATTTAATTTGTAAGTTATGCCTTTTGATAGTGTACCCAATTCATCGTAATCATTAAACTTTTTATATAAATCATTAAATGACATATGAAAGAAGTTTCTACTGCTAGATGCAAATGTACTCGTATCTATTACATTATCAGTTAAATTTCCTAACCCATCATCTGATAAATTGATTTCGGTACCTCCTATAGATGAGGTAATTGTCAATGTTCCGTGCTTTATTTTTTCACCAACTTGTCCATATGGTGCAGTAAAGATTGAAGCAGAATGCCATATTGATCTTATTTGAGAATTAATATCTAAAAAATCAGCTGATTCTGCCGGATTGTTATTTCTATAGTATTTATGATTAATAACATTCCATATAACATGCTGATTAGTATTATCATCTGTATTAACAGGAAATACTCGTTCTCCTACTCCTTGGCCGGTAGTTCCATCAATATGAGGAACATGTTTACGATAAATTGCATTATGTCGAAAATAGCCTTCTGAACTAGGAAATGAATTAGATGATACTCTATAGTGCTTGTATGTTTTTATCGGCCTTTGCTGATAATCATTTGCCCGTATGGGCTGAAATACTGACGGAATAATAGGCATATCATCTTACTAATTTAATTTAGAAGTCTAATTTAACCTTAATAAGAGCTTCTCTTGTATAATTTTTCAATAACGGTTGAGATAATTTTGCAGTTGCTAACAATTCTCTTCTTTGATTATAAAGACCTACAGTTGTTATATATACTTGCGGATCATTTGTAAATGTATTGAAATATAATTCACCTAATGAGCCGGTAACAAAAGAAGGATTATTTGAATAATTATATTCTGCATTTTTAACTCTAACAAAGTAATATGTAGATTTAACTTGTTCCGATGATCTAGCTTGTATACCACCATTTGATCCAGCATCGGTAAGTGCATCTGATGCATTCAATGAAGTAAATAATTTAACTGCATTTGCTCCTTGTACAGCTGATGCCGTAACACTGTTAAAATTAACACCACCTGTTGATATATCTTTATTTAATTGTTCGCCATTTAATATTGCAACACCATGTTGTGGATATAATAATCCATAATATACTGGACTTGTTGCATTATGTATAGCAGTTCCTTCATCAATTGATCCAGATACTAAATTATACACTAAACCACCTTCTGATACACTTCCTCCGGATGTTAAAGAAGAATCATCTATTATTTGAATATACTTTCCTGTTCCAGATACTTTTACATTTGAACCTGTATGAGCATTATTTGGAACTGAATCAGCATTAATACCACCTACCGCAGAACCTGATAGCTGTGCTAATGTTAATTCAAAATTACCTGGATCTAATTTTTCTCTTATCCTAGCTCTATTGAAGTTTAATACATATATTTCATTTGTATCTGTGCCGTTTATAGTAAACTTTTTATCATTAGGAGCTAACAACAACTGAGCATATTGTTTATAAATTGCTCTTGTTGGAGTATCATTATTTAAGTTTCCTGTTAAATCTTTAGATCCAGATCCATTAAAATGTCCATATGCCATTGAAAGTTCTGCATTGGCATTACTATTTGTTGCAGGATCTCCTGTTGAAAATATTTCTTGGAAATATGTTTTTTGGGTAGCAGTTAAATTAGAAGAAGTAAACATTGTTGTTAAACTACCAGTATTTCCTGCAAACAAACCTCTTGTTACAGTTTCGATATTATTAGGCAATACATCATCAGTTGGATCAAATGAAGTAAATATACGTCCTAGTCGCTGACGCGCCTTTGCTTGTTCACGTTCTCTGATGATCTGATCGGCTAATTGTCTAGCTAAACTTTCAACTTGAGATGTTGCAGAAACCGGATTACTTCTTCTAAATGCTACCGGGCCTCTTCTACTAATTGCTCTTCTATATATTGCCATTTTTATTTCCCTTTATTATGCTTGTGATTGGCCTACTGTCGCAACCTCAACTTTCTTAACCGTTAATGTTACAGAAGCTCTACCACCAGTTTCATTACCAATAAACAATATTGTAACTTGTTTATCAGCATTCAATAATTCTTTTGCAGTTATTTCAAACTGAGTTCCTGATACTGTAATTGATTGTGCTGCTTCAGAATCTCCTATAAATTGTGGAACTGATGCAGCAGAATTTCTTGCTCCTCTAGTTGCAACTATATCAGCTACATCTGAATCAGATAAAATTGCTGTATATCCAAATCTTCTATTACCTCCTCCAAAATTAACTGTTGATGGAGTAATTGTTGTACTTTCATTTGCATTTAACTCTATAGTACTTTGTGCAACTCTTACAACTGGAATACGTGCTGTACCTTTTGGTAAAGTAACTAGTTTATATTTTAGCATTTGAGTTTCGTCTGCTAATGCTTCTACAACCGGCATATTTTCAATCGCCGCTCCATAGTATGCAGTTCCTAGCGGATGTTCTGGATTATATAAATCATAATCTACTTCATCATCTGCTAATGCAAATTGTGTTATTTTAAATTCATCTCTACCCCTAGAAAAGTTCTC